TCACATTGTCTCGACTTCTTCAAGCGCATCAAAGCTGAAAAAGTCACCTCTGACTATATGCTCCATTTCGTGAGCTATAGTCTTTTTTTGTTCCTCATAGGATAGCCTAGAGTTTATGTATATATTATAAAATCCGTCAGAATCCATTGCTGTCACTCCCTTTACCGATATAGGCAAAGGAACGTATCTAATGCAATAATCCAATCTATTCACTATCCTTTTGCATACGCTTTAAAATCTCAACTGTAGCTTCTATATCCTCTTTGGTGACGTTCTTTGACACACTAAAGAGGATCTTCATTTCTGGTCGTGTTCTCAGCTCATCTATTATATCTCTTGTTTCGTCATCAAGATAGATAGGCTCGTTATGCGCTTCGACCTTGATATTATCTTCACCGTTCAACAAATAATCAACAGAAACTCCGAAATATTCAGCTATCTTTGATAGTGTATCTGTAGATAACTTCTTTTTTCTGCCTGCTTTTAAATCGGTTAAAGAGCCTCTGCTTGCACCTGTTTCTTTGCACATTACTGTTACATTTATATTTCTCTTTTTGCACAAGCTTTCAATTCTATTGTACAATTCTGACATAGTTACACCTCATAATTTGTGTAATATAACAAAATTACGCAAAAGAGTAATTTTCACTTGACAATTACGCAAAAGTGTAATATAATACAGTCAAGGCAATACGCAAGAGCGTAATATTTGTATCTGGTAAATATATTATATTACATTTAAACGTAACTGTCAATATGTAAAACACATATTAGTGTGAATATTATGCAAAGGTGGTGTTAATTATTAGTGAACACAAAAGACCGCTGACTGAGTACGGCGTGGAAGTCAAGGTACGTCTTGTTAAACTCAACAAGACACAGAAGTGGCTCATTGAGGAAGTCAAGAAGCTTCTTCCTGAAACTTATCTCGACACATCAAACCTGTATAAGATAATGACAGGTGAGATCAAGTCAAACAAGATTGAAGCGGCTATCAATGAAGTCCTTGACATTAATTATACTCAGAACGCTGAAAATGTCAACAGCTAACAGTCCGATTGAACGGACAGAAAAAGAGGAGGTACAAAAATGAAACTGTACAAGGTAACAACGACAGACTGGTATAATCGCAACTGGGTCTATACAGTATCCGCCGATAGCGAACGTGAGGCTTTATGGAAAGTAAAAGCGAACGCTATTAGTTCGGGTGAAACCGTCTCGATTATCGAGGAGGTGGACTAAATGCTCAGGGTGATATCATCGGCAGAAGCGGTGGAACGGCTGAAAGCCGCAGGCTTCAACACAAACGTGAACAGGCTGAACGCAGGGCTCAGACAGGGCGTGTATCCTTTTGGGTGCGCCATTAAGCTTAACGAATATGTGTACGAGATATACTCAACTCTGCTCGACCAGTGGATAGCAGAGAGATCTGAAAGGACGTGAGAAAATGATAGCCGTACTAGAGATAATCAGATGTGCCGCAGCGGTAGCGCTCTTGGTGGTGCTTGCAATGTATGTAGCGTACAGGTGGTATGTAAGCGTAAAAGAAAATGCCTACGAGGAAGCAGAGGAGAGCATAAAGCGTGCAGTGAGAGAAGCAGGCAGACCCGTGGTCAAGGTCGAAGTTGAAATGAAAGGAAAGTGGTAAAATGGCGTTGATACTGCTGATAACAGTAGCCGTGCTTGCAGCGATAGATGTAGTGATGTACATATTACTTGGCGCCATTGAAAAGCACTGGGAGAAAAAGTTTAAGGAGGATAAAGATGACGAGAGATGAAATAATTCTTGCAGCAAAATGCTGTATAGTAGACAACTGTGGACCATGCCCACTTATGGGTACGGATAATTGCATTACTGGTTTCATGAATCATATTCTCGAATACATGAAAAACGAGCCTGCACTGTCTGCCAACAGCACAAGCTCGGAGGTATCAAAAGATACCGGTTCAATATTACACCTTGATGATAGCACAAAAGAACAGATTTGTCAAGCATATGATACCGTAGACAAAGCCTGTACAGATATACTCGATATCTATGAAGGAATGTCTGAGCGAGAACAGAGAGCCTTTGATATCGGAGAAGTGTACGGAAAAATATGCAGCACAAGGGATAAGCTTGAAAATATGAGAGGAGAGAACTAAAATGTCAGTAAAAATAAACTCACTTGAATTTGAGAACGTAAAGAAAATAAAAGCCGTACAGCTTGAACCTGCAAAGAATGGACTTACTGTTATCGGCGGTAAGAACAGGCAGGGCAAGACCTCTGTCCTTGACGCTATCGCTTGGGCGCTTGGGGGAGATAAGTACAAGCCGTCCTCTCCTCAGCGTGAGGGGTCTGTTGTCGAACCGCACTTGAAGATCACCCTCGATAATGGTATCGTGGTGGAGCGTTCGGGCAAGAACAGCTCACTCAAAGTCACCGACAGCACAGGCAAAAAAGGCGGTCAACAGCTTTTGAACAGCTTTGTTGAACAGTTCGCACTTGACCTGCCTAAGTTCATAAATCAGTCAAGCAAGGAAAAAGCTTCAACTCTGCTGAAAATAATCGGCGTGGGTGATACGCTCTATCAGCTTGAACATAAGGAACATTCTCTCTATGATCAGCGTACCGCTATCGGCAGGATAGCTGACCAGAAGTCTAAGTTCGCAAAGGAAATGCCCGTGTATGCAAACGTTCCTTCCGAGCCTGTTTCGGCTTCGGAGCTTATCAGACAGCAGCAGGATATACTTGCTCGCAACGGCGAAAATCAGCGTAAGCGTGACCAGAAAGAATACTACGAAAAGCAGTTGGAGCTTGCTAAGTCTGCCTATGAGCGTGCAAAAGCAAGCTATGAAGCGGCAGTGAACAACTTCAAGCTTGCAAGTCTTGACGCAGAAAACCTCTTGGACGAAAGCACGGCGGAGCTTGAAAAGAATATCTCAGATATCGAAGAGCTGAACAAGAAGATAAGAGCAAACCTCGACAGGGAGAAAGCTGAGATAGACGCTGAAGACTACCGCTCGCAGTATACATATCTCACTGAGCAGATAGAGGGCGTAAGACAGGCTAAAACTGACCTGCTGGGCAGTGCCGACCTGCCCCTTGAGGGGCTTTCCGTTGAGGACGGAGAACTGCTGTATAACGGACATAAATGGGATAGTATAAGCGGTGCTGAACAGCTTATCGTCGCTACCTCTATCGTGAGAAAGCTCAACCCTGACTGCGGTTTTGTCCTGCTGGACAAGCTTGAACAAATGGATACCGATACCCTTAATGACTTCGGCAAGTGGCTTGAAGCACAGGGCTTGCAGGCGATAGCCACAAGAGTTTCCACAGGTGACGAGTGCAGTATCATTATTGAGGACGGCAGGTCAATGGACAACGAAAAGAAAGAAAACACAGAAACGAAAACTTGGAAAGCAGGTGCATTTTAATGTATGAAATAACATCAGGAGTTGTAAGCTCCGCACAGAAAGTCGTGATATATGGTCCTGAGGGCATAGGCAAATCCACTTTTGCGGCTCAGTTCCCCGACCCTGTATTTATTGATACTGAAGGCAGTACAAAGAAGCTGAACATCAGACGTTTTCCTAAGCCAACAAGCTGGGAAATGTTCAAAAATGAGGTAAAGGAAGCTATGAACGGCAGGCTCTGCAAGACCCTTGTCATTGATACATTTGATTGGGCTGAACAGCTTTGCATTGAAACTATCTGCTCGGCTCATCAGAAGAAAGGCATTGAAGATTTCGGCTACGGCAACGGCTATGTCTACGAGAAAGAGGAGATAGGCAAGTTCCTTAATCTCTTGCAGGAGGTAGTTGACAGCGGTATCAACGTTGTGCTCACGGCTCACGCTCAGATGAGAAAGTTTGAACAGCCTGACGAGCTGGGTGCTTATGACCGCTGGGAGCTGAAACTCGGCAAGAAAACTTCTTCTCAGATATCGCCTCTTGTGAAAGAATGGGCTGATATGGTGCTGTTTGCGAACTACAAAACATATGCCGTCGCTGTAGATAAGGACGGCAAGAAGTTCAAGGCTCAGGGCGGCGACCGTGTTATGTACACCACTCATCACCCTTGCTGGGACGCTAAAAATCGTGACGGACTTCCGTCTGAAATGCCTTTTGAGTATAGTGGCATAGCTCACTTGTTTGCGTATACACAGCCTGCTGAAATGCCTAAGCCTGTGCCTGCGCCGACAGTTCAGACAGCACAGCCTACACAGACCGCACAGACTGCCACACAAAAATCGGACGAGCCTCTTACTGATCTCAGCGGCTTTGAGGACGTTGCACCACCTATCGTTATCCCTGAGGGCATACCGAAAGCACTTGCGGACCTTATGAGAGCCAACAACGTAAGCGAATCGGATATACGTCTTGTGGTATCTCAGAGAAACTATTTTCCTTATGATACTCCTATCACAAACTATCCTGACGACTTTGTGCAGGGCTGTCTGATAGGTGCTTGGGAGCAAATGCTACCGCTTATCAGAGAAAATCAGAAAGTACCATTTTAAAAGGAGGACAACACTATGGATAATTTTATGGAATACGGCTGGGAGGATGAGATAGTCAACGAGGGTGGGGACTTTGTCCTGCTCCCTGAGGGGGACTATGACTTCACCGTTGCAAAGTACGAACGTGCAAGACACGAGGGGTCGGCAAAAGTGCCGCCCTGCAATATGGCAAAGGTCACATTCACCATTTGGGGTGCAGAGGACAGCGTGGAGATAACAGAAAACTTCTTCCTCTGCAACAAGTTTGAGTGGAAACTCTCAGCACTTTTCCTGGCTCTCGGTCTGAAAAAACACGGCGAGCCGCTGAAAATGAACTGGAACGCTATCACAGGCAAAAAGGGCAAGTGTCACGTCTACGTTGACAACTACAAGAACAAGGACGGCGAGGACAGGCAGTCCAACAAGATAAAGAAGCTCTATGCCTATGACGAGAATGTGACTACCGTTCAGCCTGCTCAGACGCAGACACCGCAGTATAGTCAGCCTGCTCAGACAGGGGGCTGGAAAGCCGGTGCGTTCTGATGATGAATTTAAGACCATATCAAAACGAGGCTAAGCTTGCTATACTCGAACAATGGTCTGAGGGAATAAACAAAGTCCTTGCAGTTCTGCCGACAGGAACGGGAAAGACAATACTTTTCTCGGCTGTTACGGAAGAATGTGTGCGGCAGGGTAAGCGTGTGCTTATCCTTGCCCACAGGGGCGAGCTGCTCGACCAGGCGGCGGACAAGCTTATGAAGTCAACAGGGCTTGGCTGTGCCACCGAGAAAGCAGAACAAAGTTGTTTAGGCTCTTGGTATCGTGTAGTAGTAGGCTCAGTTCAGACCCTTATGCGTGAGAAAAGGCTCAAAGGCTTTTCGGAAAATTACTTTGATACCATTATCATTGACGAGGCTCATCACGCTATCTCAGACGGCTATCAGAGAGTGCTTGACCATTTTCCAAAGGCTCAGGTGCTTGGGGTGACGGCTACACCTGACAGGGGCGATATGAAGAACTTAGGCTCTGTATTTGACAGCCTTGCATATGAATACACCCTGCCGCAGGCTATCAAAGATGGTTATCTTTCACCTATCAAGGCTATCACCATACCGCTGAAACTTGACCTTTCAGGAGTATCAACTCAGGCAGGAGATTTCAAGGCAAGTGATATCGACACGGCACTTGACCCTTATCTTTATCAGATAGCTGATGAAATGCTCAAATACTGTAAGGAACGCAAGACAGTTGTGTTCCTGCCGCTGGTCAAGACATCGCAGAAGTTCCGTGATATCCTTATCAGCAAAGGGTTCAACGCCGCTGAGGTCAACGGAGAAAGCACAGACAGAGCGGAAATACTTGAAGCTTTCGACAAGGGCGAATACAACGTGCTGTGCAACTCGATGCTCCTCACAGAGGGCTGGGACTGTCCGTCAGTTGACTGCGTTATCGTGCTAAGACCAACAAAAGTGCGTGGGCTTTACTGTCAAATGGTAGGCAGAGGCACAAGGCTTTGCGAGGGAAAGACAGAGCTTTTGCTGCTTGATTTCCTATGGCACACAGAACGCCACGAGCTTTGCAGACCTGCACACCTTATCTGTCAGAATGAAGAGGTCGCTGAGAAAATGACCGAAAACCTTGCCAATGAGGCAGGCTGTGCAGTAGATATCGAAGAGGCAGAAAAACAGGCAAGCGAGGACGTTGTGGCACAGCGTGAAGAGTCTTTGGCAAAGCAGCTCAAAGAAATGAAAACACGCAAGCGAAAGCTCGTTGACCCGTTGCAATATGAAATGTCAATACAGGCTGAGGACTTGTCCTCTTATGTTCCTGCTTTTGGCTGGGAGTGTGCTCCTGCTACCGACAAGCAGAAGGCAAGGCTTGAAAAGTTGGGCATTTTCCCTGACGATATAGACAACGCAGGCAAGGCAAAGCTTATCCTTGACCGACTTGAAAAGCGCCGCAATGCAGGACTTACCACTCCAAAGCAGATAAGACTGCTTGAAAGCAAGGGCTTTGAGCACGTTGGCTCTTGGAGCTTTGACAGTGCAAGCAGGATGATAGCCCGTATCTCTGCCAATGGTTGGAGAGTGCCGAGAGATATCGACCCGAAAACATACACACCTGAGAACTAAGGAGAAGTGAATGGATAACACAAATTTGCTTAAAATGCTTGAATACATAGACCCTGCAAGCTGTGATTATCAAGAATGGGTCAACGTGGGAATGGCTCTCAAGCACGAGGGCTATTCCGTGAACGATTGGGACAGTTGGTCGAGGTCAGACAGCCGTTATCACAGCGGTGAGTGTGAACGCAAGTGGCAAGGCTTTAACGGCAATGCTCAGCCCGTGACCGCAGGAACTATCGTGCAAATGGCAAAGGAAAGAGGATACAGCCCCCATGAGTTTAAGGCATACGATTGGGACGGCGAGATAGTTGCAGAAGAAAGCAGTCCCCTTGTAAACGGCGGTGAGGGCATACCGATCACCGAGCCTGCCCAATGGGATCCTGTCAAGGAGATAGTCACATATCTTGAAACACTCTTTGAAGCAGAAGAGAACGTGGGCTATGTTACGCAAACGTGGGAAACAGAAAAGGACGGCAAGACCAAGTATCTGCCCACAAAGGGGTGCTGTGACAGGACGGCAGGGGAGCTTATCAAGAGGCTTGGCGAATGTAACGGCGACATTGGTGCGGTGTTTGGCGACTACAAGGAAGAAGCCGGAGCGTGGATCCGCTTCAATCCTCTTGACGGCAAGGGCGTAAAGAACGAGAATGTAACAGACTACCGCTATGCTCTTGTTGAAAGCGACAGTATGCCAATAGAACAGCAGAACGCTGTGATGAGAGAGCTTGAACTTCCTATCGCTGTGCTTGTATACAGCGGTGGAAAGAGCGTTCACGCTATCGTCAAGATAGACGCTCCCAACTATGATGAATACCGCAGGCGTGTTGATTTTCTTTACAAGGTCTGCAAGGAAAGTGGTCTTGACATAGATAAACAAAACCGCAATCCCTCACGTCTTAGCCGTATGCCAGGCGTAATGAGAAACGGCAAGAAACAGTTCATCATTGACAAGAACATAGGCAAAGAAAGCTTTTCAGAATGGAAAGATTACATAGAAAGTATCAATGATGATCTCCCCGACCCTGAGAGCCTGAGTGCTGAGTGGGACAACCTCCCCGAGCTTGCACCACCACTTATTGACGGCGTTCTCAGGCAGGGTCACAAAATGCTCATTGCAGGTCCGTCAAAGGCAGGCAAGTCTTATGCACTTATCGAAATGTGCGTGGCGATAGCTGAGGGGGTCAAGTGGTTTGGCTGGCAATGCACCAAAGGAAAGATACTATACGTCAACCTAGAGCTTGACAGAGCATCTTGTCTGCACCGTTTCAAGGACGTGTACACCGCAATGCACCTAGAGCCTGAAAACCTCAGTAGCATAGACATATGGAACTTGCGAGGTCACAGTGTACCAATGGACAAGCTTGCACCGAAGCTCATACGACGTGCAAGCAAGAAGAATTACATTGCTGTAATAATAGACCCTATCTACAAGGTCATAACAGGCGACGAGAACTCAGCAGACCAAATGGCTCACTTCTGCAACCAGTTCGACAAGGTATGCACAGAGCTTGGCTGTGCGGTCATATACTGCCACCACCACTCAAAGGGAGCGCAGGGCGGTAAGCGTTCAATGGACAGAGCCAGCGGTTCAGGAGTATTCGCCCGTGACCCTGACGCACTTCTTGACCTTTCAGAGCTTGACATTTCAGACAGCCTTTACAAGCAGCAGGAGGACGAAACTGTTTGCCGTATCTGTGAGGACTGGATGAGGAGATTTTACAGAAATACTGATGATCTTTGTTCACAGGACGATCTTGTTACGCCGTCAAAAATGCTTGAGATAACGCACAAGTACCTGCACCCGAACTCATACAAGCTTATGATGACCGACATAGATAAGGCTAAGCTTGCAGTAAGAAACCGCACAGCGTGGCGTATAGAGGGCACACTGAGAGAGTTCCCGAAGTTTGCTCCACTCAATATGTGGTTTGATTATCCTATTCACAGAGAGGATACTGTGGGCGTGCTTAAAGACTGCGAGGTAGAGGACATCACACCGAATTGGAAAAAGAATTTCAGCAAGAAAAAGACCAATGAAGACCGCAGCAAGGAGCGCAAGGAGAGTATTGAAACAGCTTTCAGCGGTGTGCAGGAGAATGGCAAGTGCCGTATTTCTGAGCTGGCGGAGTACATAGGAAAGAGCGAAAAGACCGTTGGAAGATACCTCAAAGAGCATGGTGGCTTTTGGATAGAAGAGGGAGAATGCGGCTTAAAAGCTCAGTAGACAGACAAGACAAAATCGAATTTTTGAACTTTAGACAGACAGGAAAAAATCGAAAAGTGTCAGGGACAAAATCGAACTTTTTTTCTTGTCAGACAATATCGAAAATTACCGAGTTTGTCAGACGGACAGACAAATCTATTATTATAAACAATACTTTTTGTCGGGGGCTGAAACTGCCCCGACGAAAAAGTAATCAGAATAATGACGCACGAGAGGAGCACACGCAGATGAAAGCAACAAGAAGTAAGGCAAGGCAAGACGTTGTTAATGCAGCTAAGAAAATGCCACCGCTTTTTCATAAGCTGCCTAATGAAGATTTCGACTATCGAAAATCACGCACGCTTTGGTGGCTCGTGAAACAGCCGCAGGTACTCAAATACATTTGGGATATGGTCAAACAGTCGGGAGCATTGGTGTATGATGACAAGTCACACAAGTGGCACGGAGTAGATTTCAAATGCGAGGAGGAAGATGATGACTGAATTTTTTATGGCAATGATACCGCCAACGGCTACGGCGCAGGAACACAAGGTGGCAGTGAGAAATGGCAAGCCGATATTTTATGACCCACCCGATGTCAAGGCGGCAAAAGAAAAGCTCACGGCAAACCTAGCAAGGCACAGACCGCCTGAGAAGTACATCTGTGGGATAAGGCTGGTAACAAAGTGGCTGTTTCCGAATGACGGCAAACACAAGGACGGAGAGTACAAGATCAGCAAGCCTGACACAGACAACCTGCAGAAGATGTTCAAGGACTGCATGACACTATGCGGCTTTTGGACAGACGACCAGCTTGTGGCAAGTGAGATATGCGAGAAGTTCTGGGCGGACATACCTGGCATTTATGTGAGGATAGAGGAGCTATGACGATACACGAAGTAAAGAAGAGTCTCGGACGCAGGGTGAGCTACAACGGCTCTGATTGCTACGAACTGACAGGGTGCATTATCCGCAAGAGCAGTAAGACAGGTCAGTTCTTCTATCAGGCAGAGATCGCTGACAAGACTTGCGGCAATACGTTGGTGTATTGCAGGCTGGAAGAGTTGAGGTGCGAGGAGGGATAATATGGCAAAGAGTAAAACACCCGAAGAACTGTTAAAGCAGTATTCGGCAGAAATTTTAAGGTCAATAGAGCGGTACAAGTCCATTATCGAGCATGGCTGCAGCGACCCATCATGGCCTGACGGCTGTAATGCCAACTTGTGCAGAAACCATGTTCTAGCGTATAAGCGATATATTCTAGATATCTGCGCGGATAACGATTTGGAAATGCCACAGGAATATTACCTGCCAACGCCGCCTGAACAGGACAATAGCTTTATGGCTGACAAGACTAGCGAAAGGTACAAAAGGTTGAACAGCTACCCTGATTATAACGGCAGGCTGACAACGAGGAAAGTTGACTATGATGATAGTCAGATGAGTTTATAGGAGGGGTAAAGTGAAAACACATGATCTGAAACTTAGCATAGACTTTTGTGACGCCGTTCTGAGCGGTGAGAAAACTTTTGAGGTCAGAAAGAATGACAGAGGTTTTCAGACAGGAGATCTGATAAGATTTATACCGACGGACGGAACGTCTTACCATAGCTTAGACGGCACAGTAAGAGAACACGCAAAACATGAGATATCAGAACATACATACAAGATAACATATATCCTCAACGGCTGGGGAATAAAGAATGGGTATGTTGTGCTGGGAATAAGGGAGGAATAAGAATGAAACGTTCAGAGTTAGAAAAATATTTAGGTCAGAAAGTTGAGATAAAACTTTCTGACGGTGATATCTTAAAGGGGGCCCTGCATAAGACAGGCGAAGAACAATTCAAGGATAACCTTAACTTGTACTTACCTCAAAAACGTTATTTTATGACTGATGATGTTGGGTCTTGCGTAAGTTGTATGTTTAGAAGTTCCCACGTTGTTTTAATTAGGGAGATAAGCGATGTCGAGATGTGATACCTGCATACACAAGCGCTCCTGCATTGACGGCGCAAATTACAGATATGCAGCTAGGTGTAAGAGATACAGAGAGGAGAGATCCTATGGAAAGAAACGACCTTATGACCATGTCACGCCTGAAAGCCTACCGCAGGAACGCCTTAGCTATTGAGGATATCAAGGCGGAGCTTTCAGGCAAGTACGTTGCCGACAGTATCAGCGTATGCACTCCGCCGTCCTACACACCACACAGCACACGCATAGACGGCTTTCTGCCAAGCGGCGATACACTTTCATTGCTGTGCGAACAGGCACGGCTAGAGCGTGAGCAGAGAGCTGTGGAGGAGTTTATCAAGGGGATAGAGGACTATCAGACACGGCGAATGTTCGTGCTGAAATTCATCAAGGGTAAGACGTACTTGCAGATAGCTATGCAGGTTAGTGGTGGAAGAATGTCAGAGAGCGGAGTGCGAATGAAAATCCAAAGATATTTGCAAGAAAAGTGAAAATTGTGCGGTTTGTGCGTTTTAGGTGTGTTATAATTTAAACTGAGGAAAGTGTAGATGTACCTCAGACTTGTACTTTCATTGAAGTCACCTCCAATTTTCTAAGCCCCGTAAGGGGCTTATGCAGGGAAAGCGAGCCACCGCTAAGACCTGCTCCACCATTTTACAAAACTCCTTATAATATTTTCACAAGAGGCACTCCGAAAGGGGTGTCTTTTGCGTTGCACGGAGGTATACAATGCCAGTACCACGCCCCGACCGAAACGGCTCACATCAAACACAGTTCCGCATCAACAAGAAGAAAATCTATGCTACCCAAACAGTCTGCGGTATCTGCGGTAAACCTGTTGATTTTTCACTAAAGTATCCGCACCCACTGTCAGCTTGCATAGATCATATCATACCCATAGCAAAAGGCGGTCACCCCTCAGCCCTTGAAAACCTACAGCTTGCTCATTGGTGTTGCAATCGTCAGAAATCTGATAAATTGGTAGAAAAACAGGTGTTTGACCAAAAGGTTGAAGCCGTATCCAACCGTGTTTTACCGCAAACTTTTGATTGGAAGTCGATTTAAGCACGAATTTTCACGAAGTTTCCAAATTTTTGAGTATATGTGGGGCATACCACCCCCTTTGAGGGCGCTTTTCACGTTCACGCCTTCATTGTGTAAATATCTCGCAGAATTTTAAACAGGAGCAAAAATATGACAAACGAAATATACGGAATTGACTATCTGCGACGCAGACTTGCCGATAAACAAACACGAGTGCTATTGAGATATAAGTACTACGAAATGAAAAATAACGCACAGGACTTTTCAAGCCTTGCTCCCGAAAAATTCAAGGGGCTAAAGGAAACTGTCGGTTGGTGTGCGAAAGCAGTCGATAGCCTTGCTGACCGCTTGCAGTTCGATGAATTTCAAAATGATGAATTTGATCTGAGCGAAATATTCTTGTCAAACAATCAGGATATACTCATTGACTCTGCGGTGCTTTCGGCTCTTATCTCAGCGTGTTCTTTCGTCTATATCCGAGAAGATAACGGCTATCCTCGCCTGCAGGTAATTGACGGCTCAAATGCTACCGGTATCATTGACCCTGTGACAAATCTGCTTACCGAGGGTTATGCAGTGCTTGAGCGTGACAGCATGGGTGTTGTAAAGACAGAGGCTTATTTCATGGCAGGCATGACGGAAATATACTTCCATGGTGTGCTTGTTCAGCGTATACCAAACGCTGCACCATATGCACTGCTCGTGCCGATAATATATCGTCCTGACGCAAAGCGTCCGTTCGGTCACAGCCGTATTTCAAGAGCCTGCATAGCCTATACGCAGACAGCTCTCAGAACTATAAAACGCTCTGAGGTGTCGGCTGAATTTTACAGCTTTCCTCAAAAATATGTGCTTGGATTATCTGAGGACGCAGAGTTCAATAACCGCCTTGCTACGATATCCTCTTTTCTGAACTTCACGAAAGACGGCGACGGCGATCACCCCATTGTAGGACAGTTTCAACAGCAATCAATGACGCCATATACTGAACAGCTGAGAACACTTGCAAGCCTGTTCGCAGGAGAAACAGGACTGACCCTTGATGACTTGGGCTTTGCCACTGAAAACCCCTCCAGCGCAGAGGCTATCAAGGCAGGTCATGAAAACCTACGATTAACGGCACGCAAGGCGCAGAGGACGTTCGGAACAGGTCTGCTCAATGTGGGCTATCTTGCCGTTTGTATCCGTGACAGATACGCATATCAAAGAGATGCGTTCAGAGATACAAAAGTCGCATGGCTGCCTATCTTCGAGCCTGACGCTGCGGCACTCTCGGGTGTGGGCGACGCTATCTTGAAGATAAACCAGGCTGTGCCTGACTATCTTGGTGCAAGAAACATAAAGGCTCTCACAGGTATGGAGAGTGACGGCAAATGAGCGCACTTTCAGACAAAATAAAAAGCGACCTTGTCAAGCTTTCAAAAAGCGACAAACATTTGCAGAGCATTATAAAAAGGCTTGAAAGCGGTAAAGCAAACCTCACTGATGTTGATGACTTCGCACAGGCAACAGGAACTGTGCTGAAAAAAGTCTTTGAAAAAAGCATAACCGAAAGCCCAAAGGCTTTTACAGATGAACAGCTTATTGCTGAGATACTCCGTGATATATTCGGTGATAACTACGATCTTATAAACTCTGTGGCTGAGAATATCCAAAAGCAGCTTGATAAGGCGGCAGGCATAGGCATAAAGCCACAAAGAGCAGATTTCCCCTCTGAGAGGATAGAAAATCTTGCAAAAGTAACTGCTCAAAAGGACCTTACCGACAAGACGGCACTAAGCGAGTTCACTGCGTCAGTTGAGAACATAAACGGCTCTATTTTCACCGATTATGTCAAAACAAATGCTGACTTTCGCAGTAAGGCAGGACTTAAAGTCTACGTTATCCGTTCAGACCACAGCAAGTGCTGCGCATGGTGTTCAAAGCTTGCAGGAAAGTACGTCTATCCTGATGTTCCAAAGGACGTGTGGCGGCGGCATAAGCGCTGCACCTGTGAGATAACCTACGTCAATGAAAAGGCAGGCACATATGATCAAATAAGCTATTCAGACGTTCAAAACGGCAAAGAGATCGAAACACGCAAGCAGGTCACAAGGCTCACACCTGAGCAGGCGAGAGCTAAGGAAAAAGAAGTGCTTAGCAGGATTGACAAATCGAAAAAAAGTGGTATAATGAAACCAGGAAGAAACCTTGAACGAAAAGAGCAAAACATAGGTGCGTTCTCAACGTTGACAGTGCCAATGCAGAAAAGAGAAATTCTGAACATATGTAGAAAATATTCTATTGATACTAGCGGAATAACCTTTAAGATTCAGCGTTCTGAAAAACTCCTTGCACTTCCTTTTTATGGCTCAACAGACTATAATAACATAGGAAGAATAGACTTGTTCCCAAGTGCATTTTCTTCTGAAGAGGAATTAGTAAAAACCATATTGCATGAAAAGTGCCACGTTTTACAGCTAAAGAAACATGGCAAAGCATATGCTCAGCAAAACTTAGATTTAATGGAAAAACAAGCTTATAGGTTTGAACGATTATTTTATAGCTTGGTTACAAAGAGGTGATAGTATGAAATGGCTTGACAATCTAGCGAGTATAAAGCAGCTCCATAAGGCAGGCAAATGCCCATATTGCGGACAAGAAAATACAGATTACAGATTGCTTGAAATAAGCAGTGGTAAAGGATATGGAGATGTTTGGTGCAATGACTGTAAAAAAGCTTTTCATATTTCTCGTATAGAAGTATCAGAGACAGACATTCGAGAAAAGCAGTTACCTCCTGAACTCAAATATTAGTTAATAACCGCTCCGCTACGGCGAGGCGGTATTTTTATACCCAAAATCAGAAAGGACGGATATTATGGCACTTGACCGGGATACAATATGGCAGCTGCGGAGAGCTAAGAGTGATATTGAGAACATCAGAACTGAAATTCAGAAGATAAAGGATAATGCTGATTATGTTGCGGCACTGATACGCTGTGAAAGGTCATTGAGTATAGTTTTATCCAATGCTGAAAAGGTCAAATCGACAAAGTAAATATCAAACCAAGCACCTTAAAGGGTGCTTTTTTCGTACCTAAAAGGAGGTAATTCCCTATTGAGGATAAGAGAGTCGGCAGGCAGACCCCCACCACAGCCCTTGTCCTGCCTTATGAGCAGACTAAGGGCAACGAGGCTGTAGAGTTATATAACAGCACAGGCAGAACTGCTCAGGAATGGCAGGAAATACAGCTATATGACATAATGGCGACCAATGACGAGGGATTGTGGACGCATATGAAATACGGCTACAGCGTGCCAAGACGTAACGGAAAATCTGAAATACTTATAATGCGTGCTCTCTGGGGACTTATCCACGGAGAGCGTGTTCTTTATACGGCACACAGAACGACCACCTCTCACAACGCATGGGAAAAGGTCATTGAACGTCTTGCAAAGGCAGGATATACCGAAAAAGAGGATTTCAAGAGCACAAAACAGTTTGGCCTTGAACGTATCGAGTGGCTCAAAGATAATGACGGAGGTCTTATCAACTTCCGTACACGTTCATCAAAAGGCGGACTTGGTGAGGGCTATGACCTGCTCGTTATAGATGAGGCTCAGGAGTACACGGCTGACCAAGAAAGTGCATTGAAATACGTTGTTACCGATTCTGCAAACCCTCAGACACTGATGTGCGGCACTCCTCCTACTGCGGTATCATCTGGAACTGTGTTCTATCAGTATCGCCGTGATACGCTTAGCGGTACTAACGTTGACAGCGGCTGGGCAGAGTGGAGCATACCTGAAATGGCTGACGCACATGACCCTGAACTTTGGTATGAAACAAATCCCTCACTCGGTACGATACTGACCGAGCGTAAGATACGTTCAGAGCTTGGCAAAGACCAGACAGACGATAATATACAACGTCTTGGTCTGTGGCTAAGATACAATCAGAAGTCTGCCATAAGCCGGGAGGAATGGCATAACTATCAGCTCGATACAGTACCAAAGCTTTCAGGCACGCCCGAACTGTTCTTCGGCGTTAAGTATGCAAGATATACGGCAAATGTTTCTCTTGCAGTTGCCGTTAAAACTTCTGACGGCAAAATATTCGTTGAAGCTATTGACTGCCGCCCTGTGCGAGAGGGAAACGGCTGGATAATCTCATATCTCAGAAATCCTCACGCAAGGCAAGTGACCATAGACGGTGCAAACGGACAGGCTGTGCTTGAAAGTGATATGAAAGACGCAGGAGTTAAGTGCAAGGCTGTGCTTCCAAAGGTGTCAGAGGTGGTGCAGGCGTCAGCTCAGTTTGAGCAAAGTCTATTTGCTGATAAGATATGCCACGCAGAACAACCTGCACTTGAGCAGGCTGTTTCAAACTGTGAACACAGAGCCATAGGCTCAGGCGGAGGTTTCGGTTACAGCTCAATAATGGAGGGTGCTGACATTTCGCTGCTAGAGTCGGTGGTGCTTGCACATTGGAGCTGTGCGAACGCTAAAGAAAAGAAAAAGCAAAAGATAAGCTACTGATATTTGAAAGGAATGATATTATGGCAGAAGAATTTGAACCTGTCACAACGCAGGAACAGCTTGACAAGATAGTAAATGCCAAGCTGGAGGAAAACACAAATGCTGTCACAAAGCAGTTTGAAGGATATGTTTCCCCTGCTGATATGGCAGAAAAGGTCAAGGGCTATGAAACCACTATAGCAGACCTTACGGCAAAGGGCAAGGCGGCTGAACAGAGCCTTTTCAGGGTGAGAGCCGCACAGGAGTACGGACTTCCTGCGGAGCTTTCTGACAGGCTCAGCGGTGAGGACGAAAAGTCTATAAGAGCCGATGCAGAAAAGATGTCAAAATATTTCAAGACATCACACAACGCCCCTGATTTCAGAGCAGAGGGCGACCCAAGCAAAAACAGTGCGGAAAACGCACTTAGAAGAACACTTGAAAAGCTGAAAGGAGAATAATCATGGCAGAAACAATTAAGAGAGGCACGCTTCTTGAGCCTGAAACAGTAACAAGCATTTTTTCAACAGTAAAGGGTCATTCCTCCCTTGCAAAGCTTAGCGGCAGAGATCCTGTATCTTTTAACGGCAACGACTATTTCGTTTTCTCTATGGACGATGAGGCGGACGTTATCGGTGAAAGCGAGGCTAAATCCGCAGGCAGTGCTAAGCTCGGCAAGGTAACAATGCGTCCGCTCAAGATCGAATACGGCGCACGCTTCAGTGACGAGTTCATCTATGGAACAGACGAGAAAAAGCTTGAGGTCATGAAAGCATTTGCAGAGGGTGCAGCGATCAAGTTTGCTCGTGCTATCGACATTCTTGGCTTTCACGGAATCAATCCAAGAAAGAAAACTGTTGTCGCTGCTTTGGATAATAACTATATCGACAAGGCGGTAGCTGACAATAGTGCAAAGGTCGATTTTGACAGCACAGACCCTGAGGGCAATCTTGAAGACGCTATTGCTCTGCTTGGCGACTACGAGGCAACAGGCTTTGCACTTTCAAAGGACTTTGCCTCTGCACTTGCAAAGCTCAAGGTCAACGGTGTAAAGCAGTATCCTGAGTTTGGTCTTGGTGCAAATCCAGGCAATCTCAACGGCACAGCTTGTGACGTCAACTCCACTGTAAACTTCAATAAGGGTACAGACAGAGCTATCGTCGGCGACTTTGCGAGAGCCTTTAAGTGGGGCTATGCTAAGGAACTTCCTTTGGAGGTCATTCCTTATGGCGACCCTGATAACTCAGGCAGAGATCTGAAAGGTCACAATGAGGTGTATCTCAGAACAGAGGCTTATATCGGCTTTGCTATCCTTGACCCTAAGGCGTTTGCAGCCGTTCAGGCAACAGAATGAGCAGCGTTTATGCCACTATCGACGACATAGCAGTATACGGACGAAAGCTTACATCACAGGAGCAGCAGGCGGCGGATAGTCTTATCGAGACCGCCTGCGCAAAGCTCCGTGTTATAGGCAAGCGTTACGGCGTTGATGTCAATGCCCTTGTGACAAGTGATGAAGACTATGCGTTGACAGTAAAGGCGATAATCTCAAAGGCTGTTGTGAGAAGTCTTGACTGTTCGGCTGATAATGCACCACCTGCTGTGCAGGCGTCGCAGGCAGCTATGGGCTATTCGGTGTCAATGACTTATCTCAATTCAGGACAATCTTTATATTTTCTCAAAAACGAATTGAAAGAGCTTGGTATCATTCGTCAGAGGTGGGGAGCTATGGAGGTATATGACTATGAGAACAATGATAAAGGGAATTTCGGTGAAGCTTAAAGTGCAAACGCAGACAGGCGTTGACGGCTTTGGCAGACCAACTTATGAGGATAGCTGGGAGCTTGTTGACAATGTTCTTGTAGGCGAGCCGTCGTCTGATGATGTTATAAGCGAGCTTAACTTATCGGGCAAGCGAATAGCTTACACCCTTGCAATTCCAAAAGGAGATACACACGTTTGGGAAAACACAGAGGTCGAGTTCTGGGGAATGACGTTCAAAACTGTTGGTATCCATACGCAGGGCATTGAAGAAAATCTGCCGCTCAGCTGGAACAAGAAAGTCAAGGTGGAACGCTATGGATAAGGTAAAGATAGTTCTTGACCGAAAGGGCGTAATGCAAATGCTAAAGTCTAAAGAGGCGGAGAACATCTGCCGTGAGTTTGCAGACAAGGCTGCCAAACGTTTAGGTGACGGCTATGAAGTATCCACCTATGCAGGCAAAAAGCGTGTGAATGCAAGTATAAAGGCTGTGACCTATAAGGCAAGAAAGGAAACAAAGCAGAACAATGCTATCTTAAAGGCGGTGCTGAGCAAATGATAGAGGAGATAATTCTGAACTATCTCAGCGAAGCCTTAGACGTTCCTGTTCTTACGGAAGAAGCCCTAGCAACTACGGAAACCTTTGTGTTGCTTGAAAAGATAGGCTCGTCTGAAAGCAATGGGATATCATCAGCAGCGTTTGCAGTGCAGTCATACGGCAAGAGCCTTTATGAGGCGGCAAAGCTCAACCACGCCGTTAAAGGGGCTATGCGTGACGCTGTGGTGCTTGATGATGTTATATCCTGCAAGCTGAACAGCGATTATAATTACACCGACGAAGAAACAAAACGATACCGCTATCAGGCAGTATTCGATATACGATTTTACGATTAAAAGGAGAGATAACTATGGCAAACACCAATAATGCAAACAACGTTACCGCAGGCAAGCCTAAAATAGGCGGTGCGGTATATCGTGCGAAAAAGGGTACTACACTGCCGACTGACGCCACAACGGATCTTACAGAGGCGTATAAGTGTCTTGGCTACTGCTCAGAAGACGGACTGTCAAACGGCAATGACCGCTCAAGCAATAAGGTAGCTGCATGGGGCGGAGATGTAGTGCTTAATATGACGAATGCAGGCAGTGATACCTTTACGCTGACCCTTATAGAAGGACTAAGTGAAGAGGTCCTTAAAACTGTCTACGGCTCTGATAACGTAACTGCTAATGCGAGTAATGACATCACAGTGTCGGTAAACGGTGGCTCAGATGAAGAAGCTGTATATGTATTCGAGCTTATACTCAAAGGCGGAGCTTTAAAGCGTATCGTAGTGCCGTGTGCTTCTGTGACATCACTTGGCGAGGTCAAGTATGTTGATACAGACGCAGTGGGTTACAATATAACGCTTACTGCCGTCAATGACGAGAGCGGCAATTCTCACTATGAGTACATTCATTTGAAGTCTGAGTAACAGGAGGAAGATCATATGCTTAAAGGTATCACAAAAAGCGGCTTTGAATATGAAGTCGAAGATAAGGCTCTTGACAACTGGGAGCTGCTTGAATCACTTGTGGCGATAGATGAGGGCGACACTGCCGCTGTCATCAAGGTGGCAAGACAGCTCCTTTCCAAGGCACAGCTCGACAGCCTCAAAGAGCATTGCAGAGATATAGACACAGGAATAGTGTCAAGAAACAAGATGCTTGCAGAGATCGCCGATATACTGAAAGGCGAAGGCTCAGAGGGCGACAAAACAAAAAACGCCTGAGGGCTGTCTGCGGACTTGCCCATATGATATGCCGTGATGAGATGTCGCTTGCCTGCGATCTCGCAGAGGTCTATCACATATACGACTACAAAACGCTGCCGCTTTCCTCAGTGGCGGCGTTTTTTATGGGTCTGCGTCCCGACAGCCGATGCAAGATGCTGCTCTCGGGGGATAAGGTCACTCTTGACACGCTCCTTGCTGCAATGATATATGACAAGCTTGCGTGGCTGCAATGGGCTAAAACGAAAGACGGCGCAAGAGGTGTGAACATACCCGAAACTGTTGTTTCAAAGCTTTTAGGCGACAGTGAGAGCCAGACACGAGGATTTACAAGTATCGAAGAATTTGAAAAAGCAAGGCAAGAACTGATAGGAGGTGAAACGTAATGGCGGAAGGAACTAAGCTTGCGGACGCATATGTGCAGATAATACCTATCTCAGAGGGCATAACAGGCAGAATAAAAGACCTGTTCAAAGACCTGCCCGACGAGGGCGACAAGGCAGGCGACAAAACAGGCAGCTCCTTTGCCTCAAAGCTCAAAAAAGCTGTTGCGGCGGCAGGTGTGGGAGCGGCTATAAGCAAGGTCGTCACCTCTGCATTCACTGAGGGTGCGGCACTTGAACAATCTCTTGGCGGTGTTGAAACGCTCTTTAAAAAGCACGCTGATATCGTCAAGAAGAACGCACAGGATGCCTACAAGACCGCAGGAGTAAGTGCAAACGAGTATATGGAGAACGTCACGAGCTTTTCTGCGTCGTTGCTTTCATCTCTTGGCGGTGACACTCAAAAGGCTGCAAATGTCGCCCACACTGCTATGGTGGATATGTCCGACAACGCCAACAAATTCGGCTCGGATATGCAGTCTATACAAAACGCTTATCAAGGTTTCGCAAAGCAGAACTACACAATGCTTGACAACCTCAAGCTTGGCTACGGTGGAACAAAGTCTGAAATGGAACGGCTCTTGCAGGACGCTCAGAAGCTCAGCGGAGTTGAATACAACATTGATAATCTGAGTGACGTATACAACGCTATCCACACAATTCAGCAAAACCTTGATATCACAGGCACAACAGCCAAAGAGGCAAGCACCACCTTTTCAGGTTCATTCGCAAGCATGAAAGCTGCCGCCAAGAACTTTCTTGGTGTGCTTACATCAGGTGGTGATGCTGATAAGGCTTTAAATGACCTGATAGGTTCGACAGAAACATTTTTCGGTAACGTAAAGCGACTTGCAAAGAGCTTTGTATCTCAAACGGCAAAGGTATTTGATTCAGCAGTTGGTCAGCTTTTTGAGAAAATGGGCGTTGACGCAGAAAATATAGAGGGTGTTATAGAGGGTGTTCACAACGCCCTTAAATCCATAACAGCGGCAATTGTGACATTCATTGCGGTGTCAAAGGTGTCTGCGGTCACAAAGTCCTTTGAGGGGCTTACTCTGCAAATGATACAAGGCAAGGCTATGGCAACAGCCATGAATGCCGAAATGGCTATAACTCAAAATCTTGCGGCAGGTATCGCCGCAGGTGTTGCACTCATAGGCAGTGCGATCATAAATCATTTTGCCAATGAGATAGACGTCACAGAAAGCAGTATAGTGAATTTGTCCGAGAGCGTCAAACAGTTTTCGGACAAATGTCTTTCCACCAAGAGTGCCGTTGAAAGTCTTCACGAGGAGCTTGCCGACAGCACAGACAGTAATAAAAAGCAGGCTGACTCTTATCGTGCACTCAATGACAGGCTCAAAGAGCTGAATGAAACTGAAAATAAAAGTGCTGATGAAAAAGCCGAAATGCAATCTATCATAGATCAGCTCAACGGCGATATAGACGGACTTAATCTGACCCTTGACGAGCAGACAGGCAGCCTTAAAAACAACGCAGCAGCGGTGAGCAATATGCTTGACGCTTATGCGGATATGCAGGACACGAAAGAGCTGCAGGACAAGCTTGCAGAGGCACTGCGAAATCAAGCGGCGGCTCAGAGCGAGTATGACGAGGCTTTGGAAAGGTACAAACAGGCTAAGGCTGACGGCTTGACAGGTGATGATTTTGACGCACTTGCACTGTCCCTCAACACCGCTCACGGTGCACTTACAACAGCAAACAATGACCTTTCCTCTGTAAGACAGTCCATAGAGGAAGCAAACACCGCTCAGAAAGAATTTGCCGACGCTTATGCTCTTACAACAGGCTCGATAGCAGAACTCTCGGAAGAAACGCTGTCGCAGATAAATGACATCTGCGGCAAGTATGCAGACGCATACAAAACCCAGCACGATCTTGTGTTCGGACAGATAGATCTTCTTGACGAGTTCTGTGGAAAGTCAGATGTGACCGCCGAACAGCTTATCGCAAATCTTGACGATAACATAAACGGCTTTACCGACTGGGAAAACAACCTTGCTAAGCTGAAGAAAAAGGTCGCAGACGGCATTATCTCACAGGACTTTTACAATAATCTTGAAGAAATGGGTCCAAAGGGTGCAGGATACGCAAAGGCGTTTGTTGATATGTCAGATAAGGAACTCAAGAAATACTCTGCCAAGAGCAAGGGCATATTTGATGAAATGAATGACTACGTTGACAGAAGCATGAGCAAGATGAAAGACTCTTCCGCAAAGCTTCTTGCAGAACTTGTTGACCTGCCGTCACAGAACTATTACAGTATGCGAGCTGCTTATGAGGTTTTAGGACAGTACGCCGCAGACGGCTATGCAGACGGAATAAAAGGCAGAATGCCCATAGTAAATGCCACAGTAAGTGAAATGATACGAAACGGCATAACCGCCGCAAGGCTTGCTCAGGATTCACATTCTCCGTCAAGAGTTTTCCGTACACTTGGCGGATATGTGGGCGAGGGCTATGCACTGGGTGTGGCTGATGAAACGTATCTTGCAGTGCAGGCTTCTGAAAACATGGTCAGATCTGCAATACAAAGTGCCAGCAGTGTTGACAGCAGGATAGATGTATCTTCACTGAGAGAGCAGACAGCTACACAAACTGTGCCTGATACGTCAAACATGGGTATGCGGTCGGCTATACTCAACGCCCTTGCAGAGTATGCCTCTGTTGACGGCAAAAGCACTAAACAGCCTATCAATGTAACTGTGGAGATAGACAAGCGAGCTGTTGGCAAGGCTGTGGTAGAAGATATAAACTCGCTGACAAAGCTTAACGGCAAGTCACCGCTTGTATAGGAGGTATGCAATGGAATATCTGAAATTCGGTGATACTGAAATAGCTGTGCCGACAACGTTCACAATAGATAAGAAAAAAATAATGTCCGATAATGCAGGGCTTTCCTCGACCTGCAAATATGTGGGTGACGTAAAGGGGCTACAGACCACGCTTCACATAGAGTGGGCAAATCTTAAACCGCAGGAAGTAGCAATTATAAACGAGTATGTTCTGAATGTGCAGGACGCTGATTTTCCTGTTACCTACCTTGATGAAACGTTCAACATGGTCACGGTACGTTTTAGGGCAGAGGGTACAACATACGAGCAGTGGGGTTGGGATAAGAAAAGACAGCTTTGCAAGGTGCTTTCCCTTGACCTTTATGCCTATTCCGGTACAGGTGAGGTGACATAAATGTACACAGTAAGCGACATTGTATCATCAAAGATAGAGAGCTATTGCAGAACGTGGAGAATGGAGCTTGAAGACACAAACAGCATACTTACAGGCGACAAGATAGTATCTGCAAGCAGTACAGCTCAAAGCACGTCCTTGTCTGACGACATCGAGTTGGGTGCAGTATGTTCGCAATCGTGGAACATAAATATCAATGATGTTGGTACGAAATTTCTCGGCAAAGAGTATGATACATATCTGTATCTCGTAGACTACGAAACTAGTGGCATACTTGCAGACGAAAAAATACCAATGGGACGTTTCACCTGTGTAAAATCAAAGAAATCAGGCGGCAGCGTCCAGCTGACAATGGCGGATAAGCTGTACTTTTCGGACAAGCCATATGTGCCGCATATCCCTATGCCAAACTGGAATAGATCCGTTGAAGACGACATTTGCAGACAGCTTGGTTTGCAGAATGGAAATGATTATACGGAAGTCAGGTTACTGCGTGACAAGAACGGCAGAAGGTTGATAGATAAGAACGGTAAGGTGCTGTACTCAAAATACTTTTACTTCAAGGTCAGCTCATTGCCGAAGGACGTGACCATGCGACAAATGCTGTCTTACCTTTCCTCTGCACAAGGTCAGTTTGGGTATGTTGACAGGTACGGAAAGTACGTCCGAAAGTGGTATGGCAAACCGGTGAAAACGCTTGACAACAACACAATAGACCTGCCAACACTGTCAGAAAGGCAGAACGCTATCGTGGGCATTATCTGCAAAGTCAGTGACGATGAAACGCTGTCGCTTGGTGTGACAGATACCACGCAAGGACGTGTGTTGGAGTTTGAAAATCCATATATGACCGAATCACTGCTTCAATCTCTGTGGCGCAGGATAGGTGGATTTTCGTGGTATACCACTGAGCTGTACCACAGACTTGGTGACCCACGTTTCGACATAGGTGACGTGGTGACCTACACCAGCGGCACAGACAATTATGATATACCGATAACAAATCTTGGTTTTAACTTTGACGGCGGACTGAGTGCTGATATTTCGGCGGTAGGTCTGAGCGTTGAAGAACAGCTTTAAGGGGGCGAGATAATGGCTGATGAAAATTTGACATTGGCGCAGGATATCACTGAGAACGATTATCCGATGCAACACGCAGGCGAGGAAATCGATGAGATACTGAGCCGAGCCGGCAAGATACACTATGGCACTGTAGAGTACAAGATGACGAAAGCAAATGCTCTCATGCAGATACCGCTTGGGCTGACCTTTGCACCTAAACAGGTAATAGCAACGCTACGGCAGACAGCCGCACCAACACCATATCAGAACTACTGCACCCACGTCTATGGGTCAGGAACGTCATACTATATGAGTGTCTGCATGGGAGATGGGGCAACAGGAATCGTGCCAACAGGAACATACTATGTTGACTACATTGCAATAGAGTAAAGAGGGGTGATTAAATGACGATAACATTAAATGCAGATTATGACGTAACACTGAACACTGCATTGCTGGGCTATGTCGGTGAAACTAATGCCCGTCCTGTGTCGGTCGAAGGGCTGACAGTAGACGGCGCAGGCGGTGGCTGACAGTCTGCCTGATGATTATGTAACGGCTGTCGGAAAAATCGCTGAAAATACGGCTGAAATAGCTAACGTGAAGCTAACCGACAAGGAACTGCAAAGGCGTGTGGACGCACTGTATTCCATAGGTCAGGGTATCACGCACCAGTTTGAAACAGATACAGATACAGCATATCAGAAAGCAGTGCCGACTGGTGCGAAGCTGATGAGCGTGAAGTCAATAGGCGGTCATTCTGAGGTCATTGACGGGGAAATTGTTAGTGCTGGGGTGACAGAGGTTGTTGAGCAGGGACGAAATTTGTTTGATGTTGAAAAATGTGCAGCATTAGGTCTGTATTACGGTTTTGAAATTGACACAAATAAAACACTACAAATAGCCCTGAAAGACGGAAAAACGTGTCCGACAAATGTGTCGTTTGGAATTGCGTATATTCGTGGCAACACGATGGCAAACTGGCTGATAACATCGCAGGGTTTAGTAGAGACTAAAACAGATTCTAGTAAAATGACCGATTCAACACAAATTATGGTGGTTTGTTATCCAGGCAACAAAGAAACCATGCAATCAATAGCTGACGCATTTGATATAATGCTTGTGGACGGTATATACAAACCAGATACCATGCCAGCCTATGCCCCCTTCCACCGCAACGAGTATCCAATTCCAGAAGCCATTAGGGCACTGCCTGGCTACGGTTGGTCGGCAGGAACGGCACGAAACTATGTGGACTATGAAAATAAACGATACGTTCAGTGCGTGGGTAGTGTCGATTTGGGAACGCTAAGTTGGCGTGTCGGTGATAGTGTGTCGTTTGAGACGTTTCAACTAACAGGGCAGAAATTGACCAAAAATTATGATATTGCACCAAACATCCTCTGTTCAAAATATCCGACAAAAACGCAAAACGAACTGTGGGGCAAAACCAATGTAACAGGCATAACGACTAATGCAAACGTTGACGGATGTGTACATCTGAATGACACCACCTACACCGATGCAGCTGCATTCCAGCAGGCAATGCAGGGCGTAATGCTGTATTACGAACTAGCGAACCCTATAATCACCGATATTTCAAACCTGATTGATGATGATTTCCTGCGAAATATCGAAGTCGAAGCAGGCGGTTCAATCACGTTCAAAAACGGCAATGACAGCTATCTGATACCAGTTCCAAATGAAGAAGAATATATCGTGAAGCTGAGTGAAGTGGGAGGTACAACATGACAGAGTTGCAGAAAAAGATGGTTGAGAAGTTAGGATTATCACAAGAAGACTTCCAACCAAAGAAGGCTACAAAGGTTGATGAGTTGGAAGCTCAGGTGCTATATACTGCACTGATGACTGATACTCTAATTGGAGAGGAAGAGGAAGATGTATAGAAAAGTCAAGAGGTTGTATGATTTAGGTTTGTACACTGCTGAGCAGGTCAAGGATTTTGCCGACAGGGGAAAAATAACCCCTGAGCAGTATGAGAAAATCACAGGACAGAAATATGAAAGTGAGGAGCAGTAATGAAAGAAAACACAACAAAAATAATAATATCAGCAATAGCCGCAGGGCTGTCAGCGTATTTCCGTGTTATGGCGATACCTATAGTCATTCTGGTACTTGTGATGATCATTGACTACATTACAGGTATGTGGAAAGCATGGAATAGGGGTGAGTTGTCAAGCCGTGTCGGTCTTAAAGGGCTTTTCAAAAAGGTCGGCTACATATTTGTGGTGGCGGTGTCAGGCGTACTTGATTGGCTCTTTATCTCAGGACTTTCGCAGATAGGCATTGAGGTAAACGTCAGCTTTTACTTTGGCCTTATCGTGACGATATGGTTTATCATCAACGAGTGTATTTCTATCTTGGAAAATCTTGCGGTGATAGGTATACCACTGCCGTCATTCTTGGTGAAAATCGTACACAAACTGAAAATCACAGTGGAAAACAAAGTGGATACAAACGAAGATACAAACGAAAGTGAGGAATAGAAAATGACATATGATGAGTTTATCAAGAAGCACAATGGTGTAGCTGTTAACTATGACGGCGCAGCAGGCAAACAATGTGTAGACCTTGCAACGGCATATTTCAACGAGGTCTTCGGCTCAGGTATCAAGAATTTCTGGTATGACGCACATCACTTTTGGGATTTATTCGACAAGAACACTTGGCTGAAAGCAAATTTCACAAAGGTAAAGAACACGCCAAGTTTCGTGCCGAAAAAGGGTGATGTAGCGATATGGTCAGGCACGTTGAATGGCGGCTGGGGTCACATAGCAATCTGCACCGGTGAGGGCAACACGAGTTATTTTTATTCGTATGACCAAAACTGGAGCGGAAAAGCTTGCACTAAGGTCAAGCATACTTACGACCACATTGCAGGCTTCCTGAGACCAAAGAACCAGAGCAAGATAAGTGCGAAAGTGCTTGACAAGACAGGCTACAAGCAGGGCAACAAAACAAACGGTGTGCTTGCACTCAAGGAACTGCTGCTTCTTGCAAAGGCGGTCAAGCTTCACAGTGTGGGCATGGACAAGAACGGTACATACGGAAAAGGTACTGCAAAGGCAGTTAATACCCTGCTGAAAAAGTGGGGATATTATGAGAACGGTATCGCAGGCGTGAACTTCATCAAGAAGCTCAGCGACGAGATTACAAAGAAGATAAAGTAGACAGTAAGACAGCCGACAGGGATTATTCCTTGTCGGCTGATTTTGTTATGAAGCACCAAAGCACTATGTTCTATTTCTGATAACTGCTGATTAAAACAACATCAACAATTCAGGAAAACTTTTTTGAAAAATCACTTGACAAAGTTAAATTGATGTGTTATAATAGTATCATCGAAGGGAGGGCGTAAAAGATGTTGACAGAAATCGGCAAATTTCTCAGAAGATATCGTATTGACAATGGTCTCCTACTTAAGGATATGGCTGGTAAAGTTGGAGTTACATCAGCCTACTTGTCTGCTGTTGAAAATGGCAAGAAACGGCCAACCGAAGATTTAGTGGGTAAGATCATAAACGCTTATGATTTGGATTCGGAAAAGGCAATAGAGCTTAAGGAAGCTTATTTCCGGAGCGTAAACGAAATCTCAATTAGCACAGCAGGGTATTCGACCGAGCAAACAAATTTGGGACTTATCTTTGCACGGAAGATTGACTCGCTTACAAGTGATGAGATTAACAGTTTAATTAAAATTCTTGATAGTAAGAGGTGATCAGTATTGAGTCAATTCATCGCAAAACCGATGAGCACAGATGACATTTTACATTTGACCAACAGACTTCGCAGAAAACTCAACTTATACGATCGTACATATTTTCCGATTGTTGAGTTCATAGAAACTGTGTTGCCTGAAATAGACCCAAAATTTTCGTATTTATATGTTGCTAAAAATGAGATGCCCGATACATACGCATATTTTGATAACGTGGCAAACAGTATTGTCGTCCGTGAAGATGTTTATGATAGAGCGTTAAATGGTAGTGGACGTGACAGGTTTACGTTGGCACACGAGCTAGGGCATTATGTTCTTCATAGTTCAGGTGTGCAGTTGTGTAGGAGTGACGGCGGACGTGTTGTTACATATTGTGATCCAGAATGGCAGGCTAACACATTTGCAAGTAAATTGCTTATGCCGGATCATCTGATATACACGCTGACACCGTCAGAAATTTCAAAAGAATTTGGCACGTCTTATCAGGCAGCGGAAATTGCTCTATGTAAAGCAAAAAAAGCCAAGCTCGCAACTTGACTTTTCATACCACTTGCTATCGAAACTGTGTTTGTCAGCAATGTATTCTCAACAATTACATTATATCATAGTTCTTTCGAGTTTGCAAGGGGTTTTATAAACTTTTTTGCAAAGGGGGAATGTCTATGTACATTTTCACGGCGTATATTACGTCGAAAGATGGACGCAGACTCTATGCTAAACAGTATGGCATGAAGGCGTTCCGTATCTGGATTGATGACGATAGGGTAAAAAAATAAGATAGACAGTGTGTGTGCTGACAACATACTTCTGCAACAATTAAAACAGCCGTCTCGGACTTTTTATGGGTCTGAGGCGGCTGTTTTTTTTGCTTGCTGAAATCCAAGCGACCGCAAGTTTCAACACAACCCTAAACACAACCCTATCGCAAAAATTCACAGCATATCACAAAACATCACACAAAACAAAAACAGCTATCAAACCACGCATTTACGCAATTTAATAGCTGTTTTGCTGGAGCTGCTAACCGGGCTTGAACCGGTGACCTCGTCCTTACCAAGTAATCAAGAAAGCTCTATTTTCCTAGCTTT